GACTGCCGGTTTTTAAGTGAACGCTACAGCAAAAGGATAAATCATGGGTAAATCGTCACCATCAGCACCGCCGCCACCGGATTACGCAGGCGCCGCTGCCGCACAAGGTGCAGCAAACGTTGAAACAGCCCGTTTGCAGGGCCGGATAAACAATCCAAATGTGATTGGTCCGTTGGGCAGCCAGACAGTGACTTTTGGAACGCCCACCTTTAACCAAGCCGGCTATGACCAGGCAATGTCAGCATATCAAACAAATCCAAGGGGGGAACTTCCAAGAGAAAGCCAATATTCCGGTGAGGATGGTTTTGATTCAACTGGATATAACAATGCAATGAATTCTTGGGCGGCAGGCAGAATAGCGCCAACACGAGAACAATTCACGACAAACACAAATGCAGATCAGCCGACCGTAACGCAAACACTGACACCGGCTGCACAGTCCACCCTGGACGCACAGCAGCGCGTACAGCGGGCTTTGGCAGGGCTGGGTGAGCAAGGTATTGGAACGGCCAGTAACGTGCTGGGGAACGCGTTTAATCCAAACCTTGCGGGCTTGCAGACGAATGTCGGCAACGCTGGGCAAATTTCTCAAACACCAAATTTAAACCAATACGGGCAAGCTGGCGGCAATATTAATGCAGGTCAAATATCGCAGGCGCCAGAACTTAGCGCGTACGGCATGGCAAGATCTAACGTCAACGCGCAGCCGGTGAACGCCGGACCGCAAAGCGGGCAGTATGGGATGGCCGGTGCTGGTCCACAGGCTGGGCAATATGGTTTTGCGGGGGGTGGTCCTAGCGGTGGGCAATACGGGCTGGCGGGCGCTAATGTGCAGGCTGGCGCAATCAATCAAGGGCCGCAAACAGGCCAATATGGGCTTGCCAGTGGCGATTTGAACACCAGCAACGTGGCAGCAATGCCTGTTAATGCAGGCATGACCGGCCAACAGGCAATTATGAACCGCCTGGCGCCGCAGCTTGAAAGAGCAGATGCTCAAACGCGGCAACGGTTGATTAATCAAGGTCTGGTGCCGGGTGGCGAAGCGTACGAAAACGCCATGATTTCCCAAAACCAGCAAAAGAACGATCTGCTCTCTCAGGCGGCGTTGCAAGGTATTGGCTTGGATACCGCAGCAAACGCGCAAGGGTTTGGCCAGGCGTTGCAAGCGGGGCAATATGGTAATCAAGCGGTAGCGCAAAACTTTAGCCAAGCGCAGGCCGCACAAGCCGCACAAAATGCCGCCCAGCAGCAAGGATTCGCCCAACAATTCGGGTTGGCCGGATTACAAAATCAAGCCGTTGGTCAGAACTTTGGTCAAGGCGTTACTGCACAGCAATTGCAGAATGCTGGCATTGGGCAAAATTTTGCTCAAGGTCAAGCCGCAAACGCCGCAAGGAATCAAGCGGTGGGGCAAAATTTCGGTCAAGGTTTGGCCGCGCAGCAAGCGCAAAACGCCGCTTCGCAACAGCTTTACAATCAATACATGGGTGTGCAGGGATTGCAGAATCAGGCCGTAAACCAGAATCAACAAGCCGCATTGGCACAATATCAAGCGCAGCTCGGTGGTCAGCAACAAGGTTTTGGTCAAAATGTCACGCAACAACAGCTCGGCAATCAAGCCATCGCACAAAACCAACAAGCCGCATTGCAACAACAACAAGCCGCACTGGCCGCGCAGAATCAGCAATACAACCAGCTTTTGCAAAGTGCACAGTTTGGCAATACTGCCCAGCAGCAAAGTTTGGCGCAGCAGCTCGCGTTGCGGAATCAACCGCTGAACGAGATTTCCGGTCTGATGGCTGGTTCGCAGATCCAAATGCCGCAGTTTCAGGGCTATCAAGGGGCTAACGTGGCGCCGGCACCAATCTTTGCAGGGGCGCAGGCGGCAGGGCAGGCGGCAACGCAAAATTACGGTATTCAACAAGCTGCTGCTAATGCCAACACAAGCGGCCTCTTTGGGCTTGCAGGTGCTGGGCTAGGGGCTTATGGCATGATGAATGCAGCGCCAATGCTTGCAGCATCAGATCGGCGCCTAAAATCCTATATTGTTCGCGTAGGCACGCACAAAACAGGCATTGGCGTTTACGAATACAACATATTCGGCAATCGTCAACGCGGCGTGATGGCAGACGAGGTTGAGGCCATAATGCCGGAAGCGGTTATTCTGCATCCTAGCGGGTTCAAGATGGTTAATTATGGAGCATTGCAATAATGGCCGAATCTTACAATTTCAACATCGCAAACCCATACCAGCAACAGCAGGAGGAACTTGCTCGCCGTCAGAAAATGGCCGAGATCCTGCAACAGCAGTCTTTTCAGCCGATGGAACGCACCAGCTATGCCGGTATAGAAGCGCCGATCTCGCCGTATGCAGGGCTGGCAAAGATGCTGCAAGCGTATGCCGGGGCAAAGGGGCAACAAAAGGTTGCAGAAGAAAGGGCGGCGCTTGCAGACGAGGCTCGCAATCGTTCTGCAATGGAAGGCCGCGATTTTATTGGCGCACTGAAAGGCACGCCAGAAATACCGATGCCCGCAGAAGAACAGGGCGGCGGGCCTGGTCGACCAGCGCAAGGGCCGGACATGGCGCGTGCGCTTGAAATGTCTATGAATTCTGTTAATCCGATGGTTCAGGGGGCGGGCGGGGCAATCCTTTCTCAAATGTTGAAACCGTCAGAAACAGCATTTGGCAAGGTTGATCCTAAAGACTATACGCCAGAAAGTGTAAAAGCGTTTTCGGTTGGTGGCGGCAAGGATTTCAGCATATTGGTGCCGAGGATTAAATACGAGCGCGAAAGAACTGGCTCAGATGTTTCAATTGTTAATCCTTATGATCCAACAGGAAAAGCTGTTTCAACCATTCCAATTACAGTTTCGCCTGATACCTCGGCAAGACTTGCACAAGAGCGTGCAATATCAGATCGAAACTTCAACCAATTGTCTGCTAATCAACAAGCGCAATTGAAAAATGAGGGGGCTAGACTGGGCATCAGCGCAGAGCAATTGTTTTTTGATACAGGCGTTCGCGCTGGTGGCGCTGCAATGCCGCCTGCTACTGGCCCTAGTTATTTGCCTGTGCCTACTGCCGCAGGGGCCGCGCCTCCGGGTATGTCACCAGCAGCTCGGCCTGTCGGTCAACCTGTGCCGGCGCCGGGTGCCGCGCCTGTGCAAGCTGCACCTCGTATCGGCATGGCGCCAACTCGTCCTGCTCAACCAGTAACGCCGGCATTTGCACCTAATGCGGTTGGGCCTACTGGTCAGGCTGTGCAAGCAAATCAAGATAATGTTGTTCAAACCGCTGCTGGTCCTGTTCGAATAAGTGGAAGAGAACGTCAAAAATTAGCGGTTGCGTCACTTGAAGCGCAGCAAAAGAAGGAACAAGGAATGTCTGGTCTTGGTGATGCCATTACCGAAGCAAGAAATATATTGACTGGTACAGATCCATTGACCGGAACGGCTGGACAAAAACCATTGCCTACTGCCAGCGGCGCCGGAAGTCTTGTCGATTATTTGGGAAATATTGGTGGCGTAGCACCTAGAGGGCAAAACGAAGCAAAACGACTTGAGGTTGTTGCTGCAATATTGACATCAAAAGTGCCCAGAATGGAAGGGCCGCAATCTGACCGAGATGTTGAGCTTTACAAACAAGCGGCTGGTAATGCTGGCAATTCTGGTTTGCCAATTAGCACCAGACTTGCTGCATTAGATACCATGCAAAAACTTTATGGCAAATATGAACGTTTCAACGCGCCTGCGGCAAATCAGCAAACGCAATCACCGCAATCAAATCAGCGTAGATACACGGTGGATTATTAAATGGCTTACGAGATCGAAACAAAAGACGGCATTGTTATCAGGAATATTCCCGATAATATCAAGCCCGATGATCCTAGCGTAAAAGCAAAAGTCACCAATGCTAGACAGGCCCGCATGGCAGAACAAGGTGCCACTGGTGAGCAACTCTCTGCGCCCGGCATCAATCCAACTGAAGGCATGAGCACTGGGCAGCGTTTTCTGGCAGGCACAGGCAAAGCATTTTCGGACATTGGCCGCGGCGTTGGGCAGCTTGTTGGCGCTGTTCCGCAATCTTCTGTTGATGAATCGGCAAGGCTGGATAAGCCGTTAATGAATACCGGCGCAGGAATGGCCGGTAATGTTGTCGGCAACATGGCTGCACTGGCGCCCACTATGATGATCCCAGGTGCTAACACGATGGCCGGCGCCACAATCGGCGGCGGCTTGCTAGGCGCCGCGCAGCCAGTCGAAACGGGGCAATCAAGAGCACAAAATATTGGAACTGGCGCATTAGGGGGCGCTTTAGGTCAAGGCGTTGCTAATGTGATCGGCCGCGTAATCCGTCCTGTTCAGTCTCAGCTCACGCCAGAAGTGTCTGCATTGGCGTCTAAAGCTGAAAATGTTTACGGCATTCCTTTGACCGCAGCAGATAAAACAGGATCAAGACCGTTAAAAATTATTGAATCTGTTTTAGATCAATTGCCTTTAACCGCCGACCGTCAGGCATTGGCAAAAGAATTGCAACGATCTGCATTCAATAAAGCAGCGCTTGAAACAATTGGCGAATCTAGCACTAAGGCAACGCCGGAAGTGCTGAATGCGGCACGCACAAGGATTGGCGAATCGTTTAATGATCTATCGGGCAGAAATACTGTAACGCTTGCCGATGATTTTCTTGATTCATTGATAAGCATTGAAAGCGGAATTAATCCGTTTACAAAGCCAGCAGTGCGTGAAGCGATAGACAAAGGGCTTGAACTTGCAACGCAGAAAACAATTAGCGGCAAGGACTACCAAAAGATCAGATCAACGCTCGGCAAACAAGGGAATGATGCGTTTGCCTCTGGCAACAGCGAACTGGGTCAAGCTTTAAAATCTCTTAAAGCTGGTCTGGATGATGCAGCGACTGGATCTGTGTCCGCAGCAGACAAAGATGCGTGGAATCTTGCCCGTAAACAATGGCAGTCTTTAAAGGTTGTTGAAAAAGCAGCGGCGCCAACTTCTGCCGATGCGGTGGCTGGTAATGTATCACCGGCAAAGCTGGCGCAGGCGTTAATGTCTGTTGACAAAAAAGGATTTACTTACGGCACCAGCAATCAAAAACTTGGTGATATAGCTAGAATTGGACAGGCTTTCGTTAAAGAACAGATCCCAAATTCTGGAACCGCGCAACGCAGTTTTTATCAGAAATTGATGAACAATCCTATTACCGCAGTAATGGAGGGCGGCGTTGGTGGTTTGTCTGTTCCGATGCAAAGAATTATGCAAAGCAAAGCAGGCCAGGCGTATTTGGGGCAAGGTCCGGTATCAGCAAGAACACTTGCGCTTGCAAGAAAGCTGCGTGAGGGCGCCGGTATTGTTGGCGGCGCCGCGTTACCAGGTTATGTGGAACAATAAGATGCGTTTTATCTAGTTTGTTTATTTTGGATTCTCCAAATATGAGAATAATTAACTCCATATTTTTTAGCCAACATGGTTTTTGGTTCTGTGCTGGCGCGAATGTTTGCAATGTCATCATTAGATAATCGACCATTCCAATGATCAAGGCCGTAATGATGCCTATGCTTATTTGCTGTGTCAGCATTGTTTTCGCGTTTTGTCGCTACGCGCAAATGATCTGGATTAACACACGGAGGATTATCACAAAGGTGCATAATTATCATTCCATCTGGTATTTTTTGTTTAGTAAAAAATTCGTAAGAATAACGATGGGCTCTTACAGATTTTTCACCAGGCATCAAAAAAATTCCGTAACCATAATCGTTTTTTGTTCCGGTCCAAAGCCAGCAATCAGGCGTTTTTTTAATACGTTTTTCAAATACATCGTGAGGGCCAATCAGCGGATATTTGCTCAATTGACCTGCTGCTCTAATTTGGTTATAACATTTTCGACAAAGTTTTCTACCTACGGCACCAGCAACACCGCATCGAACGCAATCAATATTTCCCCTAAACTGGTATGTCATAGAGCCTCCTTAAAAGAGCCTCTAATTTATGCCTTATGTATGGAGGTGTCAAATTAGCTACAACGGCAGCGGGACCTTTAATATAAACACAGCGGGCCAGCCTGTCGTCACCGGCACCGTCATTTCTTCAACCGCTTTCAACGCCTTAACCGCGGATCTGGGCACCGGGCTGTCCACAGCACTCACGAAAGACGGACAGACGGTTGCAACCGCCAGGATACCGTTTGCAGCAGGCATCAACAGCAGCCTGGTCACAGACGCCACGAGCACGACGACCGGCTCGATCATCACGGCGGGCGGCGTGGGCATTGCGAAGGCATTGTATGTGGGCACAACTGCAAATATTGCAGGCACCACGACGCTGGCCGGCGTGACTGCAACCAGTATCACGGATTCTGGCTTAACATCAGGCCGCGTGACCTACGCTGGCACCGCTGGTCTGCTGCAAGACTCTGCCAACCTGACGTTTAACGGCACGACGCTGACTGCCAACACCATCGGCGCATTCACGTTATCCGGCACAGTAGCAGGTGGCGGCAATCAGCTTAATAACGTCATCATCGGCACGACAACTCCGCTGGCGGGTGCGTTTACGACGCTGAGTTCATCCGGCGCTTACACTGCAACGGCAAATATTGGGATAACAAGAACGCCACTATCAAGCACTTCATCGGTATTAAAAACGCTAGAAATTGGCACTGCTGGCACTGCAACTACTACTTTTTTTGGTCAAACAAACGTATCCGCTGGCGGCATTTCTACAAATAGTATTTTTGATGCGTCAAATAATTATGTTTACGCAACAAGCGCGGCCGTTTCAAACTTGTACATGTATAACGGCAGCACAAAAGTTCAATACGCTGCTTCTGGAACGGCGGGAAATACTTTTACTCTAACAACAATAGGTGAATTCAGCAGCACCGGCCTTGCTGTCACGGGAACGCTGAGTGCGACGACAACAGGGAAAGTCGGCACTACGCTGGGTGTTGGCGCTGCTACCCCCTCCGCTTCCGGCGCTGGCATCACCTTCCCCGCCACGCAGTCCGCATCGTCAGACGCGAATACGTTGGATGATTACGAGGAGGGAACGTGGACGCCATCAGACCAAAGTGGGGCGGGTTTAACCTTTACAGTATCGTTTGCAAAATATACAAAAGTGGGAAGGGCTGTATCTATACAAGGCACTATTACATATCCAACAACGGCAAGCACTGCTACAGCCCAATTTGCTGGGTTTCCATTTAATGCGGACGATTCAATACAAATGTCTCTTATCTATACAGATGCTTCTGTTGCAACTTTTACTTATTTATCTGGAAACCAAAGCAATGTATTTCCACTTATACCGAGGGCTAATGTAACTAACGCAACATTAAGTGGGAAAATTATTTCTTTTGCTGGAACATATTTTGTTTAATTAACTGCATTGGATTATGCAGTCGGACACTTAACTTAAAAGGAAAATCATGTCAATCACCAAATCAACCACAGTCGATCCCTACGCCGCTACCCGCCGCGCCATTGTCCGCGCAGCAGCAGAGATTGGAAAGGAAAAGAAATGAGCGACAAACTGAGAGCCGCCGCGCAAGCGGCGTTGGAATGGTTAAGAATTTCTTAACAGTTGGCTGTTAAGTCATCATCTGCTCTGCCGCATCTTGAACGTGCGCCACACGATTTAACCACCCCTTGCCGAACACGCCAAAAGTTGGCAGGGATTGGTAAAACGCCTCTTTGCCCAGGCTAAATGCCTCCAGCAATTCCACCGGATCGGCAGCGGTCGCAGCAGCGATCGTGGCCCTGCCGATAGCACCATCAGCCGTAACGCCTAGCGCCGCTTGCAATAGCTTTGCTGCGCGTCCTGGCCCCATGTTTACGGCAGCATCGAATACGGCGTAATCTACGCCTCGCGGCAAATCGTCACACTTGCAGGCATCCCAGTACCGCGCTTTATACAGCGGCGTCACCAGCTCGGGCGTCAATGCTCGCATCTCGGCCTCGTCAACATCTCGATTAACCCATTCTTTCCAAACATTGCGGGTTACGCCGAGGTTTGTCATGCCGCCGGGATCATTTTTATGATTTACAAAGCCGCCTTCTGACTGAAGAACCAGCGCCAGTGCTGCCGGAAAATTACTTAACATCTTTTTTGTCCTTCATACCGATAATTTTCTCAAGCGTGCGGCCACCGAAATAAAAACTCATAATTAGCATACCCCACTGGCCGAGCAATTGGACGTATTCCTCGTTGACGTCGATCTTGGCCGCTGACAGGCCCGCAAAAACGAAGTAGCCGGTCAGGATGGCGATTAGCGTCATGGGCCGGATATTCTTCGACAACCACGAATCGCTGCCCATGTCGGCCTTCAGACGCTCGGTCAGCTCGTGCTGCTCGGCAACGTCGGCGTTGAGCTGCGCCAGCTCGCCGTTCTGCTGCATCTCCAGCAGTTTCAGTTTGGCCTGTTCAGCTTGCGCCGGATCGGGGAAAAACTTATCGACCAGCTTGGAACCGATATCGAGGATGGCGCCGAGGGGAAACATTATTTCTCCAATAGCGCGTTAATCATGTTTTTAATTTCAAGCGAATCTGCGGTGCCCAACCATTCTGGTCTGCGATTTTGTATATACACCAACCGGTCATACGAGCATTTGTGGCCGTTTTCTTTTAGCCATTGCAAAACCAATTGATGCCGAATTGTTGGATCATGCGTTGAAAGGGCCAAAGACTGTAGATCGAAAACAGAACAGCGCGTCTCCGCACTTCGGGCAAGGACGACGCATAATAGAAAGATAGAAAGCCACCATTTCACTTTGCCATCTCGGTTGACGCAAGATTGATGCGCGTTTTAACAGCGTTTAAATCTGTAGGTTCAACCTTGAATCCAACGGTTGTATAGCCGTCAAATGCGCCCATCTCTGGCGGTATGGAACCCCGGCACACGAACTTCACGCCTTGCTTTGATTCCCACTCCGACGATTTGCCGCTGACCACCAGATTAGCGCACTGCACTTCACCGTTAAGCATAGCTATGATCGCGGAGTTTCTAGCCGGGTCTTGACCAAACAGGCTACTGTTTAATCCGTCCAACTCTTTGTCTCGTCCTTTTTCGCTTAGAGACAACAGTGTTGTGCGGCTGTTGACTATCAGATTGGCTTTAAATACAGCCACAGTCGTGGCTTCCAAGTCTTTTTGCAGACGTTCCGCAATCGGTATCAGATGCTCTACTTCCCGCAGTTTAGGCACATGGGTGTTGGTCGTGATGGAGTTCAAAATAACCTGACGAGAATCCCACGCAAAGTAGCCAAAGAAAAACACCGACGCCAGTAGGATGACTTCAAACAACTTGAACGGCGTATCGACCCATTTGATGAGTTCAATAGCCTTGTCCACCATGCTGGTTTCGGTCTTGATGACAGACTTCTTTGGCGCTCTTTTGCGTTGGATAGCCATTAATTTCTTATCACCAGATGCACCAGCAGCATAATAATGGCCCCCGCGCTACCGATTAGGATCGCCTCGATCCGTTTGATCCGCAGGATGGTTTCCGTCCAGCGTTCCTCGCAAACCGCCTCATGTATACCGATGCGGCCTTCCAACTCGGTTGTGGTTGCCATTATTGGGTGACTTCCTCTTGTTGCGGCGCGGGTTGCCCCTGCACTTGTAGCACGCCACGCGTAGCGCCCGATTGGATATCGTCAACGGCATCTTTGACCCACTGGATACCGTATTTCTTGCCAACGGCAATAGCCTCGTCAACCTTGGCGCGGTCTAATCGGTCTATGCGGGGCTTAACGGCATTGAAAACCTTTACTGCATCTGTTGGGTTTAACAACAGTTCTTTTAACCGCGCTTCCGTTGCTTCAGAGGCTTTTTTCGCCCAAAATTTACTAAACAGCGAAGTCATCGCATAAGTAGCGCCGGACACTGGATTGTAGATACGCGAAATGATTTGCTCGGGCGGTATACCCGTCAATTCCTCAATCCCCGTTCTCGGCACTGTTTCGCCACGGAAAGACACGTCGGTAATATCGCGTTGTAACCGGTTAGACACGGTAGCAAAATCAGCTACTTTTTGCGCGTAGGTAGGCCCGAACACGCGGTTGAACACTGCCGATTTACTACGGTCGTTTAGCAAACCAATCGGATCGCCGGAGGTGACGATATCGTCCAGCATGAACGACCGTGCAGCATTAACGGCGTCTTTATTGGCCCCGTATTGCTGCATAAACTTATTTGTAAAGCCTACGTCGCCATACATTTTGGAAACCAATTCCTGTGGGCTTTTAAGCCCTTCGCTGCTGATGATCTGGTCGCCAGCGACGCGTTTGAATTGTTCGTTAAGCCGCGTTTTGTAGTTAAGCAATGCTTGGACGTTATCGACGCTACCGCGCAGCTCGTCATCAAGGCCCGGTATCAACGACACGCCGCCCTTATTTTTATCAAGCCATTTATTTGCTGCTTTGGGGTCGATCACATCGTTCTTTAGCGCGGCCTTGCTAAAACTGTCTACGAAAGCATCCCGCGTAACCCGCACGCCTTCCTCGCCCGTGGCCTCCAAGAACTGCACCACGTTTGATTTGTTGCCGATCAATGCGGGCGCAATCTGCTCGACAAACTTTTTACGGTCGATCAATTTGAGCGTATCCGCGCTAAACGGTAGACCGACCTTTTGCAAATAGGCGTTATCGGCGTTACGGTATGCGGTGACAAAATCGGGATCAAGGCTGTCGATATGCCCGCCCACCCGCTGCTTTAGCTCACTCAGTAGGCGTATATCTGCCGCTTCGGTCGTCTTGCGTAATTGGCGATTGATCTCTTTTTTGAGGGAGTCCAAGTCCTCTACCGTAGCGGCTGAAAAAGCTACACCACCAGGTGCAGTCGGTTTTCCTTCAACGGTCAAAATTGCGCTAGGTTCGGTCGTTTCTGGCCGGAATTTAGACCGCACGCGGTTGTAGATCGACGGGAAAGTCTTGAAGATATCCGAGGCTTGTGAACCAGCCACAAAATTGTAGATATCATCCACCGATGCGGCGGGGAGTTCTACATTCTTGTCTTTGGCAATTTTGAACGCTTCGGTATACAGCGGCGTCACTGATTTGCGCGCCGCGTCTTCTTTCCGCGCTACCAAAGCCTCTACGCGCTGCCCAAACGCAGTCGGATCGACTTCTTGATTGCGCGATAGGCTGGCTATTTCATCGTCAATTGTTTGCGCTTTTTTGGCCTGCGCTTTTGCGATATCGACGGGCTTAAGATTAACTGCGACGTTGGCGGGATCACCAAACAGTCGAATTTGATTGGCCGTCAACGCCCGTTTTGCCAGTTCATATTGTGAGCCAAATTGGGCACGGAATACTGGATCGCGGGAGGATAGGTTCTGAATAAATGTATTGATGACGGGATTATCAGCCAACAATGCGCTGATCGGCATGTTGACTTCCGCACCACCTGGCGCGCGCAACGATACGCTTTTTTGTGCCTTGGCCGCTTCTTCCAACGCGGTCATAAAATTAGGGTCAGCCGCACCCGCTGCGATAAAGACGTTATTGATACGGCTGTCCACATCGCGCAGCAGTTCGTCTTCCGGTGCGCCGCCCCTAATTTTTCTGACCAGATTTGCCGACGCATCGTAGGCTTTTCCGGTCAAAGGCAACGCTTTTAGCGCGGTTCCCATGCCGTATCCAGCACCACCGCCGCCCAATAGCCCGCCCACCACGGCGCCAGTGCCGGGCGCGCCAACTTTCTCACCCGCGTATTGCCCCGCGATAACACCGGCTTGACCGCCCGCGCCCACTACGGCCTGTTCAGCCGGACGTATCAGGGCTTGGCCGAACATGCCTAACCGCTTTGTTGCCGCCAACGGGCCAAACAAATACGACAAAGGATCGGTAACTGCTTCAGCACCCCCCGCAAGAATACGTTGGCCGGTCGTTGTCGGTTCTGCGCCAGTGCCGCCAAGAAACCGCATAGCTGGCTCGCGAACAGCAGCAGCGCCGCTTTCCATTGCTTTAACTACGTCAGTTTGCGCGCCACCGTATTGCGGCGCTGCGGCAGCGCCATAGGCGGTCAGTAGCCCGCTTGCATACGCCGGTATGTTGGTGACGCCTTTGCGGAGTGCTTCTGCAATCACCGCGCCAGTGCTAGGCGGTGGTGGTGGCGCTCCACCCGATAATTCTTCTAGCTCCGCATCGGTTAAAGGCGTTGCCGAAGAATAACTTTTTCCCTCTATAACGTAAGTCGGCATGGCGGCGTCCTTAATCTATTACCGTTACCACTTTACCACTGGATAATGTCCTAGTTTTACCACCGCCGACAACCGGTGCGTTAAATTCGGGGATATTTGACGCCGCCGCAAAATCTTCTTTATTAAACCCAGACCGTTGGGCCAGTGTACGTTGCGCCTCTATTTCAGCAGTGCCTTTCTTCAACGCAACCGAACGCATGGCCTGTAAGGTCTTTTTGATTTTTAATTGCGTATCTACACTCGGCGTTCCGGTAAACATTGTGGAGGTCGTGTCTAACAGACCGCCCAAGATAGATGGATCGCCGCCCGCGCCTTTTATCTCCTTGTAACTCACGTCGCTACCGGACAAGGCTTTGGCTAACTGCGATCGCGCTGCGTTAAACGAGATGTAATTGCCTTCTTTTATAGAATCATCTACGGCCTGAAGTGCTTGGTCAGTTGTATTGACGATCTCCCTAAATGGCTTGACCGTAGCAATAATGGCCGAACGCAAACCGGGCACGTCTTTGACTTCTTTCATGCCAGGTATGACGTTTGTGATCGTTGTTTTACCTTTGCCCGATTCGTCAACGCGCTTATTGACCGCTGCAATTTCAGTTTGCGTTAGCGACGCGAATGGTTTGTTGTATAGTTCCATCGCGATAGCCTCGCGCTCTACGCCAAATCGCGCTGATTTATCATCACCCAATGCTAAACGTTTAAGAGCACTAGCATATTCGGTATTGTATTCCGGCGAACCTTTAGGAAAGCCCGTCATCCCCGCAAGTTCCTCTGCTAAACGTATTTTCTCCGGTTGAGTCGGTGCGTTTTTAGTGGTCAAACCCTGCAATGCGGAATATTGATCGGTAAATGATTTTAACGCCGCTGCACGGCCAGGCGTGTCTTCCGGCAGCGCGGTTATTGAGTCGATGCGCTGTTTTAGCCCCGAAAGCGTTTCCGCATTGCGTTGTTCCGACGTTTTCTTTTCTTCCGTCCGTTGTTGGATCAGTGCTAACGACGCGCCCGCTTCACGCGCACGCGTAGCCAACGCCGCAGCCAGACTGTTGTTGCCCATCTGCGCGGCCATTTGCGCGCCTTTGGCAATAGATTCGGGATCGTTCGGGTCTATCCGGCTGAGAATCTGCTGCTGTTGGCTAATCATCCGCAATTGCGGGTCTTGCACGCCGAACAGTTGTGCGATGCCCGAGCCGAGCTGCTGACCGGCCATATAGGTGCCGTATGACGCGCGTTGCAGTGGCTCCATCTGCGCGTATCGTGCAGCCTCCTCCTGCTGCTGTTGTAGTCGTGCCTGCTGATACATTTCCGGTGTCTGGAACAGCCCGCCCATTGCGCTCTCTGCCATGATTTAACCCCTAATATCCGAATTCTGCGCCGTAGTCATATGTAGGCTGTGTGCCTGCACCACCCATACCGTAAACATTACCCGCGCCGTACTGATTACTTAATTGCTGGCCTTGCTGGTATTGATTATATAGGCTAGTTAACGACGGGATACCTTGCGCCGCGTAATTGCTAAGACCGGAGAACAGCCCCGCCGTCGGACTGTAACCGGCTGGCCCTTGAACTGTTCTTGCTGCGCTGACGCCACCTTGAAATAGCGCGTTGGCACCCGTTTGGTTGACGTTCCGACCGCCTATTGCCGCGCCCATCTCCAACGGTGCTTGGCCTAACGATTCGATGGTTTGTGCAGTTCCAAGACCCGCCGTAAACGGTGCATAGGCGCCGGATAACCCGCTGGTGTATTGGTTGAGCAGTCCTGCTCCTTCTCCAAATAGACCCGCGCCAAAGGCTGTCTGCCGCTGCCCTTGCTCCATTGCATTACTGGCTAACGTGGCGTCTTGCTGCGCGATCGCGTTGTAGTAGGCTTCCATCTCTGGATTCGCCGCACCAAGCCCCGCGCCGCCGCCAGGCCGCGCGCCCGTCGCGCCTACCGCCAGCCCACCGCGTCCGGTATTGAATAACGTATTTTGCAAGCCAGCGTATTGCCGTTCACGCGAGGGCGCCAGCAAATCCTGCTGCCGTTGCATGTATTGAGCTGCGGCCTGTTCCGGTGACTGTGCCAGATACCCCGCGCCGAGGTTGAACAGTCCAGACGCCGCCCCTGTCAGCGGTGCGTAGCGCCCCTGCGCCGCTTCAGCCTCGGTCAGCCCTTGACCGGTCAGCCCCATGATGCGGTCTTGGTAGGCTCTCAGTTCTGGACTGAGCGTATAGCCAGCACCCGATACGCGCCCCGCTGCATCAGTCGTGAAGTTTGATTGCCCAAACCGTGTGGTGACGCCGACCGGACGAAACCGCGCTTCTTCGGCGGCTAATCTGGCAGCTTCCAGTTGGGCAGCAGCAGATGTATTGGCTGCATCTCGCGATGCGCTGGCTTGATTCTGGCTGCCCATATAGCCAAGTAATGCTGATCCACCGGCAACAGCGGCGGTAACCGGATCACGCCGTTCGCCATAAGCCGCGCCACCAGTGGGATCACCAACGGGATATTCGGATGCCCATGCGCGAGATTGCGCTCGGCTGAGATAAATCTTATTGTCGTCAAGACGCATATCTGGCCTACGCATAGTTACACCTCGTGCATTTCAAATATACCAAACCGCCATCGACTTTAATTTTTACAAAACCTAGTCTTTGGCAAAAAGTTAGCCCTTTTTCATTCTTTGAATCGACCACCGTTATCGCAAAACCAAAAGTATTGATAGTCTTAACCAACGTATCGCGAAGGTGCCTGAGTATTGATGCGGTAGGCTTTTCACCGTATCCGATATGAAGTTCATTTTCTTTTGCAATTACAGCGCCGATTATCTTGCCTTGCTGTTTAAGCGGCACAACAGACCAATCTTTTAGTGATTGCGTAAAATTATCAAATGGCATATTAAGCCTATTTTTAACCGATTCGTAGAGCAGCATAAGCGCGCATAATTTTTCTTCTGCGGAAAAATGATGAATAATCACGCTGTTCGTTTCCACATATACACCGTAATGTAGGGCTGATAGTTTGCGTTAGTTGCGCTGACGGCGCCTGTAGGCGCTGCAGTTGTTGTTGCAACAGTAATGCCTGTTGTGGCCGATGCAGTGGTAACAATAGAGACTGTGCCAGAACCACCACCACCAGTTATGCCACTACCGCTAATAACACCGTAGGTAACACTGTGAGTATGACCGGGATCGGTTACTGTGGATGTTGCTGTATGCGTATGAGTGACCAACGCCGCGTCTGCTGCGCCGCCAGTTTCTTCCGCTGTGTCAAATAATACGTTGGTTGAATCAAATCCGACCGGCACGCGCCCCGCACCAAAAGCCGTCCAAGTGCCGAACCCCAACAGCGTGCCGGGGTTAGTGCTGCTAGTGGCATTGATATAGATCGATCCAACGGGATATATGGCCGCAAGTGCGGCTTGCACAAATGCCGTTGTCGATATCGCTGTGCTGCTGTTGCCAAAAGTTTGCGTGACCGCAATGGTTCCGGTGGGCAGCGTCGGAGTGCCGGTAAACGTAGGCGACGCCAGATCAGCCTTAGTCGCGACGGCCGTGGCGATGTTGTCGTATTCCGTATTGATCTCTGTGCCTTTGACGATCTTAAGCGGATCGCCGGATGACAGACTATCTTTTGTCGCGAAGTTGGTGCTTTTTACATAATTTGACATGACGGATTCCTACGTAAACTTGCCATTTTTGGCTTGAATTTCGATCTTCTGGATGGACAGTTGCGAGCCGTTGATATCCGCTTCGTAGCCTGTTTGGACAACTTTACCAGAACCGCTGGCGCTAACGACTAGCGTCTGTAGCGCAAGACCATTTGCGTATTGGGCTAAAGGACTGCCATTTGCGCCGTATTCGGCCAGGCCGTAATAGGACACGCCTTGCACCGGAATAAACGAATTTGCCGAAAGGTAATTGCCCGAAAAGTCAAAGCACCACTTGAACGTGACGTATTGGTTTGTGCCGCCGATCACCACAATGCTTAACCGCTTCAGCACAGACGTTTGCGACGGGTTCCCCAGATCAGCATGGTTGGTGTAATACTGCATCCGGTAGCTGGATGCGTTGTCTTGATAGGTAGAATACTTGGTAACGTAACCGTTCTTGCCAAGCAACAGATCGCCGTTGCGACGCGACAACAGCGACGTCGGTTCGATGGAATCCCACGTTGTAACGCGTGACGATCCGTCATCGAGCTGGCCTCGGGTGTCAAAACAATAAGTCTTTTTTGACGCCGGAAGGTTCAAAAGATAGAAGGCGTCACGCTCTGAAAAGACCGATTTGATCGCGGCGGCGTCTTCACCGGCAACCAGCCCCATCACGTCATTACGGACATTTTTTGACAGATCTCGAAATGGAAGTGATTTCTCTGAAATGGTGCGTAGCAGTGAGCGCACGCCGGTGTTCGACAGGAAGATCACATCGGTCGCGATTGGCTGGATGCTGTCGCGTGACAAGCAGCCGGTGCCGACAACGGTATCGCTCAGTGTGATGTTGGCCGGGCTGGTGGCGCTGGAATAGACCAGAATCTGCCGTTTTCCAAAGATGAACAGAAAGCCGTTATGCGAGGCCAAACCAGTAATTTCATCCGATCCCTGCGCCCACACACGGCTAACGTCCAGGCTGCCGGAGGTGCCGGTAGACCAGATATGCCCCGCCATCAGGTCGGAGAAATAGATTGTGGTCTTGTCCGTAGCCGTATTTGCCGTCCACAACCGGCCATACGCGCTCAGGACGATGTTGGTACTCGGCACCGTGGCGACGTATCCAGTTTTTTCAGACACGCGCCTATAGGTCGTTGTGCTGACCGCAGGGTCATAGATCAGCGGATCGTGCGCTGATTGGAAGAAATAGGTAATGCCGTTGAGTGAGGCGCACTGCCAGTTGCTTGCCGTAATCGTCGGCGCCACCCCACCACCGCCGTAAGTCAGCTCGACCACGGCGTTGCTGCCGTCGAGCTTGAACAGTTTGTTGTTGCCAGCGAATAATACGGTTAGCGTGCCGTCCGACTGCACCAGCTCGTGCATGACGCCTACGTCGTTGGCGCCGAGATTGCCGCTAGACGCGTTTACCCTTGCGTAGCCTTTGCGAGATCCGATCCGGCCATACTGGTCGATAATGGAATTGTTTGCCACCAAAGCAAAACCCGCCGCCAAGTCCAACGGCGAGTCTTGGGTGTTTAGCCCAAAGAACCCCGGCGCAGCGGTCGTGAATACTTGTATCGGTTGTGGCATTCAATCGGCCTTAGATAGCGACAAATTCACCTTCTTCTGGAAAGCGGGTGCCTTCCAGAGCAATACTGTCTGACAGCATGCCGCGATAGAGCTGATACGCCTCGGAGCTGGTCAATCCGCCATCTTCGCCGCGCTCGACCAGCGCCCGAGCGTAGGCGTTTTGGATGACCAATTCAGCCGGAACCGATATCACATCTGACGCCGAGGTGAGCGTGGCTTGCGGAACAACCAAGCTAAATTTCAACGAATAGACGCCGTCGGGGATTGGGAACACGCTTACTTTGGTGTCGTAGGTCGAAGAATCCACACCGTTGAATGAGTAATACATCGGGATACCCGTTGCCGGGGCAGCGGGGAAATTTAGGTAACGGTTCATCATCGCAAACGTGACGTTGGTTAGCGTGACAAAGCTGGTCGCGTTAATGGCATCGCGCACCTGAAACTTTTGCCCCGCGCCGGTGACCGTATATGATGATGTGGCCGACACCGTAGGCACCGTAATCGTGGTCGTTAGGACATTCCACGAATAGGCGTCTTCGACCTGCCGTTTGGCGTCGTTGACGAATTTGCCGATCAGCGTGGCGTAGGTCGTTTCGGAGAGGCTGGATACCTGCACTTCGCGCAAGCGCACCAGCACGTCATTAACAGCTTGCAGAAAGGTAGTACTCATGCGCGCTGGTTCCCTTCGATTTCAAGTGTCACTGCCACAGCAAAAGTAGACGCCGATTCGGTAGTCACTTTTAATATGTCGTCTTCTTCCAGAACAATGTAGGAAGATACAAAATCATTTAGAGATTTTGACGTGACCGCGTATTGATACACCACTGAATAGGTTGCGCTGGCGCTGCTATCCACCCAATCAAACGTGACGTGTTTGTTGCTGGCCGACTGATTCGTGGCGATTAAGCTAACAATTTTGGCGTAGTAACCCTTCGGCACCGTGTAGAGTGTTGTCGGTGTGGCCGCAACGGGGTTAGCGCCAATGGATACCGGTCTCATTTTCGTGCCTTATTCCTAGCCGAAATAGCGCGAGCTTTCGCCCGAGCATCTGCCTTGGATGAGGCACCCCACGCGTTGAGAGAGAGCAAAAGACGTGTCGGTTCCCCGTTTTTTTGTTCTGGCCCAGGCATTGCGCCCATCCTTGCTAAAAAGGAGGCCCGACGAGGGTTGTCACCTGACTTGACCGGAGGCTTTAAATTCCCACCGGTATCGGCATTATAAGACGCTCTGCCGGTCGCATTCAAGCCGCCTTTCGGGTTTTTGCCCTCTTTTCGGGCCCACGCGGGTGATTTCATTGCTTCTTCGCGGTCTTTGCCGCAGCTTTGAAAGCCGCTGCGGTAGGCGCGCCTTTAGCGCCCACTTTACGCATCTTTTCCTTAGACCCCGCTTTAATGCGCTCTTGCTTGGCGTTGATATTGGCGTAAAGACCTGATTTCATTTTTTCTTTCCTTTAACCATGCCAGCCTCAGACATGGCGATCGCCACGGCCTGTTTGCGGGATTTCACCATGGGGCCAGCCTTGCTGCCGGTATGCAGCTCGCCCATCTTGTACTCGTGCATAACTTTGCCTATTTTCTTCTGCCCTTTGGTCATTTTCATGGCGCTATTCCTTAGTTATTGGCCCACCGGATTTCCACGCATCACAGGTGCGGGCCGCAGCACAAGTGAATTGAAATAGGTCGCAATAGCCGAGATCAGCCGCCGCGATGAATTGCTCATCGTAGGACAATTCGCCCTTGTTTTCGTCTTTTTCCAGCCCATCGAGGATACATTTCATCATCTTAGGCGTCTGGATGAACGCCGCGCAATTGCCGCAGCGCATGCCTTTGATGGCATCCGTAGGGGCGTTATACATCTTGGCCTTTTTCAGCCAAAAGGCATCATTAGCCTCATTTGGATTGGGAGGCCCGTAACCATATTCTTTGAAAGCATGGTTGCGGTTCTTTAAATTAGTCGCTATGTCCTGCGTCGCCAGCGGGCAGGTCACACCGGACAACAGTCCTTCTTTCATACGCTATGCCTCTTTTCGTGGCCGACCGCGCCTTTTTATACTCTGGGGCGCTGTGAACATCGTATCCGTTCGCACTGCGTTGTGGTCGTAGGCAATCGCTGTCGGTTCTGCGTCGACTTGAACATAACCCTGATGACCGCGCATTGAATCAATGTCATGCTGCAAGGTGAACGTCACCGTATTACCACTTTGCAAACACCGAAAGGTAGCCATTTGAATCCTTTTAATCAGAAAGGGGGCCGAGGCCCCCAGTCCTTAAACGATGCAGCGAGCGACTACAAGACGAATCTTGCAAGACGCCAAGTCAACGGTCGAACCCGATTCGTTTTGGATGCGAATCGACACCGATCCAGCCGAGTCCACATAAGCAGTGACGCTCATGCCAACTTCACTCACAGCAAAAGAACAACCAATCACCATATCGCCCAGGGCAACGCCCGGAACGGCTACGGTATCCGTTTCACCCACGCCATCCGCCAGCGAACCGGCGTCTAGCGTTGCGGTCACGAGCCAAGTATCGCTAAAAATGCCGCGAAACTGGTCATTCCCACGGCGGGAAGTAATTGCGGTAGCAGCAGCCATAGTTAAATCTCCTAAAACAGGTTAAAGATGCCCCCCGTCATCGCTGACGGAGGGCAGGTCTGCATTAGGCAGGCACAGCCAACGCATACGCCGAGCTGGACAGCGCAGCACCAGAAGTTGCCGCCGCACGCAGGGCCGAAACACCATACAGGGTATCGGCGGTGTAGAGCGTTGCCAGATATTCCTGCTTGTATTGGGTCTGCGAACGAACACCAACCTGCTCGATCAAGATCATCGCGTCACGATGGCCCATCAAGCAGATACGATCGAGGCCGCTGGAACCGGCGCCGAAGTCTGCATTTGAGGTCGTGAACACGGGAATCCCGTAGAGCTGGCCGATTTCGCCGTTGCGGATCGCGTTGCCATTGCCGACGAACGCCTGCTCGGTATAGCGAGCAAGGCCCATCAACGTGTTACGGCTCGACGGCGGGATGATGAAGAAACGCCCGTCCATCGGCGCGTCGGTGTCATCCAGACGTTGAATCGTGCGACGGATCGCAGCGTCAGTCAGCGCGGCTGCGTTTGACGTGCTGCTGTTATACGCGGTCGTACCATCGGAACCGATAAACGCCTTGGTGGTAGCGGTGGCAGTCGCGTAGTCGTTGGTGCCGACGGTCGCACCGTTAAACGCGCGCCCGAGCTGGATCAGGTCGGTATCAACCTGTTTCGCCAGAGCGTAACCCGCGTCTTCGGTGTAAAAGGAACGCAGCGAAGTCAACGCCTGCACTTCGACAATATCCTCAATCAAGCGGCTGTATTCATAGTGCTTGTTGATCGAGATCGAAACTTCGGTTTCCGTAGCAGCGATCAGCGTGACGGCGGTAGAGGCCGCTTTCGCCGAAGCCGAGCCACGGGTCGGGGCGGGAACGTGAACGGTGTCGCCCTTTTTGCCCTTGAAGTTCATGCGTTTGACAACATTCGCCAGCACAAGATTTTTCTTGTAGGCGGCGACAATCTCATCACTCCAAATTTCGGGGATGAAGGTAGCTGCGGTGGTAACGGTTACTGCCGGTGTCGGAAAAGCCATTTGAATCTCCTAAATTAAGTTATTTGACCCGACCTTCGGCGTAGGCTTGCATGATTTCATCACTCAATGCCTCGTAGCGGTTCGGATCGTTCATTTTCAGCCGAATAAGGTCTGCCCGACGATAGACACGTCTTGATGACTCACCAGATCCACCCACATCGACCGATGCAGCTTTGAGGTTTTGCTTACGGGTTTTTTCACCTGCATTTTCCGTTTGCTTTGCCTTAACGCCGCGCAGTTCTTTGTAGGTAGACAACAATTCATTTGCACTGTCGTAATCGAATTCACCATCGGCTTTCGCCCAGAGGCCCAATCGTATCGGGCTCATTTTCACCCAGTTTGCAAACTCGGGGTCTTGAGCCACTTCAACAAAATCGGGATGCTCTTTGCTCAACTTCTGATGCACCTGCATCTTCTTAAAGTCACCAGCGGCTTGCCGCGCAGCGACGATATCGGGATGCCGATCGACTGTTGCTTGAATTGCTTTCTTCGGGTCTTCAAAAAAATCTACTTCGGGTTCTTGCTCTTTAGTCGCTGCCGGAGCATTGCCGAGGTTGTGCTTAATGAGTTCATCAGCCAGTTTGCGGACTTCACCGACTTCTTGCGCCTGCTTGCCGATCAGCTTTTCAGCCTCCTGGTGCATGTGCACAATATCGCCTAACGATTTGCCCCGATACTTTTCGGGAACGTCAGATGATGATTCTTCAACGGTGTTTTCCAGCTTCACTTCTTCCGGCGCGATATCCTCTTGCGACTCGACTTCGTTTTCGATCAGCATACTATTTCCTTTTCCTGCCACTTAAGGTTGTAGGAGATTAACTCGCCAAAATTGGTTAAGAGTTAGCTTTTTGCTCTGCTTTCAATTTGTCCACGTGGCGTTGCTCAAACCGTCCATGTGCAGACGGGAATGAGCCAGACCACCCTTCCAACTTGATTGCAGGTGCAGAGATGACGCGTTTAGCAGACGCGCCACAATCACACTGAACGATATTGTGTTCAAACTCGACGTATCGTTCAGCCCGGTGTCCGTTTTCACAGACAAATTCATACATTCGTTTCAATTTGCAAATCCTCGTATGCGCGTGAGCTGGCCTCTCGCAAGGTTTTCAGCCACGTTAGAATCGAAAGTTCGCCCTTTTTAAACTGTAACTGTTTTTCGCCATCTACAGCAGAAATATTATTAAGCGCGGCGATCATGGGATCAATGTCGGCCATCAAATCAACCCACCCATCGGTTGCCATCATTGAAAACCGGTCTTCATAATACTTCTGTAATTCAGGAGCCACTATTTCTCCGAAACGGGTTGAGTTGTGAGTAGACGCAAAATAACGATGCCCACCGAGATCGTAATCCCGACAAACATCTGTGCTACCGGCGTCATCGGCAGCAAACCTATATA